TGGGCGATCAGCAGTTGCGACCGATCGTGCTCCTGTGAAGTGCAGCGTGGTCGCAGAATACTCACGGGCTGTGCCGCCGGAGTGGGAGCGCTTGCTCCGGCAGCACGACCCGATCACCGGCATCCTCTCGCACTTGGAGTTCCGCTGGGTCTTCACGGCGGGCTTCAAGCGCGGGCAAATGACCGATCGATCGCGCTGGACGCTAGAACAGGTCCAGCCGAAGCACGCGATTCCGCCGGGCATTCGCGCCATGCTCGAAGATCGCCCGCCGTGGTCATTGCCGAATGGCCAGAAGCCCGGGCGATATGCGTTTGTGGATGACTATCAGTGGCGGTATTACCGGCAGCACGGTGGCTACACGCGACCCTTCTGGATCTTGCAGGGTCCACCGGGCGGTCACCCGGCAGCGTACAGCGACGTCGAGGCCGCGCAGTTCAAGGCGATGGGCGAGCCCACGGTGCCGCCGCCGGTCGGCGCGATGCGCTATCGCCCGTTCGACCTGCGCGTATTGCGGCGCATTCAGTCCCACGATTTGCTGCTCCAGGCGGGCGGCATGGTCGAGCGGCTCTTCGAGCGCTCCGCGATCGAGAAAGGCCTGCGCGATGAAGCGGACGCCGCCGATTACGAATTCCGTAAACATTTCCTCGACTGGTTCGACGGCGCGATCCAACCGTCGGGCGATTTTCTCACGTGGTTCTCGAAGCGTAGCGAAGCCGATCGGGTACTGCGGCCCGCCTCGAAGACTGAGGTGGCGGCGGCGCTCGATCTCAGGGACCACTTCCTTGCGACCGGCTACGCGCCTGCGTCGCATCCCGCGTTTTAACAACACTCATTATGCCCCCGCTCGAAATGCCAGGCCCCAAAGGGGTCCGCTTTCAGCCGCCCGTCGAAGGCTGGAATCAAAACAAACAGCGTGGACTCGGTCTCTTCTTCGATCAGCACCGGCACCCGACGAAGTTCCCCGACGGGCGCCCGTGGTGGTGCGTCACCGAGCGTCCCGCCGATGGCGCGGCGCTGCCGATGCCGGTCGGTGAGCTCATTCCCTATGGCGGCTGGACGGCGCCGTGGATCCCGGAAGCGAAATACATGCAGATGTCGATGGGCACGCTGCAGACGAATCGCTTCACGATCATGTATGAGCGCATGATCACCGACTATCGCCAGGCGTGGGATGAGTACTACCAGCGCGCCGCCGGGGAGGCCGCTGTGCTCAACCTGCCGATCCCCGATCACGGGGATGCGATCACCTGGAAACTCAAGGCGATCGTCGGGCAGCCGCCGCGCACGCCGCGTATCGCCGAGGCCGCGCTCGCCGGAGATCAATGGCTCTTGGGCTTCACCGACGAGAAGAACGAATACATCGAGCGCCTGCTGTACAGTGGCGACCTGCGCATCGGTCGCGCGGTCGAGATCCCGATCGAGCAGCTCATCAATCGGACGAAGATCCTGGCCGAAGACGAGGCCGATCTGCCACCGGCTCCGCCGCCGCGCCCAGGACGCAAGTCCGTTGCTGTGGGATAGCGCGTACCTGCTCGACCAGTTCAATCGCTACGCCGGTCGACCAGATGCGGACGCCATCACGCCCGCGACGAAGTACACCTACCTCTCCGAGGGGCAGGCCAAGGTCGTGGGCGAGATTCTCGCGCGACAGCCCGAAGTGCTCGTCCAGCCGCCGATGCAGATGGTCACGACCGACGGCGGCATGACGTTCAACTTCGGCACGGACGCGAACGGCTATCCGCTCTTCCCGATGGGCAAAGCGGGGATCTACCGGCGGCTCGAAGATATTCCCGACTTCCCGCTCAATGAGGGATGGGACTATCTGAATGAGGGAACGCAAATACGCATTCCCAACAATCGGAGCTTGCCGTATCCGCTCTACTGGCGCGGCGTCGTCCCGCCGCCCGAGATCAGCGCATCGATGCAGCCGGTGCTCATGCCAGAGATGGCACGCGAGCTAATCACGATCTACGCCGTGAAGGCCTTCGCGCAGGCCGGGAATCTCCACCCGGATCTCGCGATGCAGATGACCGAGGAGTGGGGGCGCGAATTCTCGCGCTGGATGCTCGTCTACCGGACGCAGTTCCGCTCGGGCGGTGCGATGTCGCCGCTCACGAGTTGGATGCCGGACACCGCGTTCCGCTTCGTCGCTTTCCTTCCAAGCATATAGAGAACGCTCATGGCTCTTGTCTATCGCGACCAGGGCAAGGTGTTCCATATCTCGCCCGCGCCGGGCGAGGGAATCAACACCTACATCCTGGGGGACGCGCATGATGGGAAGATCTCGACCATCACGCTGTGTGTGTGGGCGCAGGCGGGATTCACAGGCAGCATGTCGGTGCTCGCGCGCGCGCGGAACCCAGAGGCGGCCCAGCCAGTCACGCCGCCCATGCCCGTGCCGCCGATGCCGTTCCTGCCGATTCCGTATGTGCAGCTGAACAACGCGGGTGCCGCCGTCTCCCCACCCGTATGGTCCTCTGCGCCACTGACCGGGACGTGCATCATCGAGATCCCGGCGACCGGCCTCGCGATCGCGCTCGATGTCACCGCCGTCGCAGGCGATGCGTGGGTGTTCTGGACGCCCGTCGAGGGCCAGGCGATTACGACATAGGAGAACGCTCATGGCCGATGTCTCGATTGCCAATCTTCCAGCGCTCGTCGGAACCAACGCGCCGTTCGACCTCCTGGTGATGGTCGACATCAGTGATACGTCCGAATCGCCGCAAGGCACGACGAAGAAGGTCACGTTCAACCAGATGACCATCAACGCGATCAGCGGGAATCTGGATGTGAACGGCACGCTCACGGTGGGATCGCCCAACACGGATGACAGTCCGGTCCTCATCGTGGTGGACAATGCCGGAACGCCCAAGTGGGGCCTTATGCTCGTGAGCGGCACCGCGAATCTGAATTTCCGCGATTTCACCACGGGCACCTCGCCGATGTACATCGAGAGTGCGAACGGGGTGGTGCACACGTTCGCCGGGCTCGTCGTCGGGGCGGACCCGGCGAACGCGGGCGAGATCTTCCGCGTCGGTGGCTCCATCCGCGCGAAATCCATGGCATTGCAAGACAACACGGCGGAGATCGCCACGCTGCAAATCAACAATACCAATGCGCTGTCGCAGGGACTCAGCGTGAATGCCGGTGGCATCAGCGGGCGCTTCATCGCCCAATTCGCGAACTACAACACCGTCATCAAGTGCGTGGTGGATGACCCCGCCGGGCAGGCCGGGGCTATGGCCATTCTGGTGTTCTCGCAGGATGTGGGTTCACTCGTCCGCATTCGCAGTGGACCCGCCGGGTCAGGACCGGGTGGATCAGGACGAGCACTCTATATCTAGAGAACGCTCATGGCTCGCGTCGCTACGCCCCGCCGCACGACATTGCAGGCCGGGACGTGGAAAGGCGTGCGCGATACGGTCGAGCCGTTTGATGACACGCCCGACCTGTTTGTCGACGCGACAAATCTCTTCATCCCCGATCCGTTGGGTGGAAGCGCGGCGTTCTCGCGGCCTGGGTTCGGGCTGCTGCACAACAAGCAGCCGCTCCTCACCAGCGAGGTGCCGTTCCGGGGCCAACTCGTCTACACGCACATCGCGGTCGACGGCACGGCGTACAACTTCCTCGTTATGGCGGGGCGGTTATTCCGGGTCAGTAATGATCTGGCGACCTTCACCGACGTCACGCCTGCTGGGAGCCCGATCAGCGGCGCCGACGGCGTGCGGGTCAAAATGGTCTCGATGGCCGATGCGCTCATCGTCTCGGATGGCGTCAATCGTCCATGGATCGCGAGTAATCTCAGTGCGACGCCCATCACGGCGACGCCGATCGATTACAACGGCTCGGGCGTCTCGTGGGCGGCGCAGGACATCACGGTCTGGGGCGGTGCGCTCTTCGCCGTGCTCAAGCAAGTCGCGGGTGTGGCGCGCCAGTCGGATCTCTCGTGGAGTGAGCCGGGCACGCCAGCCACCGGCTGGCAGCAATTAAACTTTGATAATAACTGGACGCTGGAGCAGACGGGCGGTTCCCCGATCTATGCAATCGTCGGCACCAACGTCGCCTTGTATTATTTCCGCCAGCGATCAATCGGCGCCATCGCGGGCGCCGTGGGTCCCGATCTCCAGACGACCTCGACGCACGACGCCATCAGCTTCAACGTCGGCACGATTGCGCCGCAGTCGATCCAACTCTTCGGCAATTACATCTACTTCACCGACGCGATCGGTCGCCCGTGGCGGCTCGCGCTCGGGGGCGTGCCGGAGCCGATCTGGCTGAACATGCGCGCGCAAGTCGACGCTGCGCAGACGGGCTTCGGCAGTGCCACGCAGACGGTGACGACGAGTGCCTTCGAGCCCACACTCAATCTCTATCTCGTCGCGATCTGGTCGCCCGAGCCCGCGAGCGCCACGCCACCGACGCAGATGTATGCCTTCGACGCGCGCTCGGGGATCTATCTCGGGCGCTGGAACATCAAAGGCCCGAATGGCATCGGCATAGACGCGATGGGCACGTTCCTCGATTCGTTCGGCGGCGCGCGGCTCATCGTGCTGGGCACGAAGGACTCGGGTGGCCCTGGAGTGGCGAACGGCTATGTGTGGTCGTTCAACGCCGGACGCGGAACGTTCGCGAGCGCGCTCACCACGCAGGTCATCGCGCCGGTCACGTACATCACGACCGAAGGCAGCGCGCGCCGCATCATGACAGAGAGTGCGCCCGCCGTGTGGCTGGATGATGACCAACTGCCGGAGCTCACGGCGCGCACCCAACGGCTCGGCTATCAAGCCGATGTCGTCTGGCTGGTCGACCGCGCGACGGTGATCACCGGCAATCCCGCGCCGCTCGAAGTGTCGATGATTTCGAGTACGGTCTCGGGCGTCGTGCAAGGCACACCAACGCCCTCGCCGTCGGCGGATCGCACCTGGCGCCTCGTGTGCGGGTGTCGCGTCTTCGGGCGCGGCACCGAGGTCAAGGTGCGCGTGCTCGATGCGAACACGCAGTGGGCGCTCAATCGCATTCAGATCGTTGCCACGGCGAGCCAAGCGAGGCCGGAGGACGCCTAGTGGCACGCATCTGGGCTCGACCGCCGTACGCGAAGCGCGATGTACCGGATCTCTGGAACAGCGGGTGGTGGTCGACGGAGTTGGGCAACATCCAGCGGGCGATCCTACCGTCCCGAATCATTCACATCACCAGCGGACAATACACGGCGACGGTCCAGGACTCCGTGCTGCTCGTGAACGCGACGGCGGCGGTGACGATCAATCTGCCCGACCCCAGTCGCGTGCACGGCCTGGTGCTCACGATCAAGCGCGTCGATGCCAGCGCGAACACGGTGACGCTCATCGGCACGGTCGACGGCGTCGTGAATCCGACGATCGTCGGCCAATACCACGGCATGCAACTCTTCGCCGATGAATCCGGCTGGTTTCGAACCGCCACGTTCTGATATGAGGATACGCTCATGAGTTGGCTCTCCGATCGGCTGGGGATCCACATCAACTCGATCAATGACATCACGTCGGGGCGGGCGCTGAAGGAAACGGGGCACGCACTCGGGCGCGTGGCGACGAACCCGCTCGTGGATGCGGGGCTCGCGGGTGTGCTCGCGCTCACGGGCGTTGGCGCTCCGGCGGCAGCCGCGATCATGGCGGGAACGAAGGGCATCGGTGAGCTCATCTCTCCAGGTGGCAACATTGGCGATGCCGCGCGCGGCGCATTGACTGGCGGTGCCGAGGGCGCGCTCGCGAGCGGGCTCGCGGGCCTGCTGCGAGGTGGTGGCGGTACTGCCGCTGGCACGATTGCCGGGAATGTCGCGCCAGGAACGACGGGTATCGCGGGCCCGGGTGGGCTGCAGACTGCGACCGACATCATCAAGGGCGTGCCCGGCGGCGTCGAGCGCGTGGGCAACTACGTCGGCGATGCGCTCGGACTCGGCACGAGCGCCGGGGGCGCGGGCAGCGCGGGCAGTAAAAACATCCTCCAGCGCGCCCTGGGCTGGCTCACCGGCAATAGTGGCGCGAACGCGCTCGGGCTCGCACAAGCGCTCAACTCGATCTACCAGCAGAAGCAAGCGAGTGACGCCGCGAAGCGAGCGATTAAAGGACTGGAACAAAACTATGCGGAGCGCGCGCGCCTGCGGACGGCGGGGATCGAGGGCATGGTGAATCCAATCACGCCTGATATCAGCACGCTGCTCGTGAACGCGGGACCGTATGCGCAAGGACTGCCTGCGATCGCGCCTGCCGCCCGATACACCGGTGTCGGCTCGGCGACCGCGCCAGCGAGGGTGAGCTAATGGCTACGACGATTCAGCCCGCGTCGGCCTATCAGCCGAACATCGATCCGATGGCCTTCCAGCAGGCGCCGGGCAGTGGGCTCATGCCGGTGATGACGCCACTGGATCCGAAGAATGATCTGCGCGGTCAGCAGATCACGCCGGGGGCGTCGGTCGATCGCTTCAAGCTGGCGGGCCAGCAGTTCGGCACGTTCGCCAACTCGACGCAGTCCGCGTTTGATGCCGCGCTGCGCGACGCCAACCGCGCTGCCGCTGCGACGGGGCGCTTGGGCTCGGGCATGCTCCGCACGTCGTTCGGCGATCTCGCCAACCAGCGCAATCAGCAGCTGCAGACCTCGCGCGACACACTCTTCCAGAATGCGCTCCTGGGCAGCGTCCAGGATGCGCAACAGAACTTTAATAATCTCTTGGCCGAGCGGGCGTTCCAGGAAGGCGCGCAGAACCAAGCATTCAACCAGGCGATCACGGGGATCCAGACCCAGGACCAGCTCACGAACTCCGCGTTCAATCGCGCGTACCAGCAGAACATCGCGGGCCAGTCCGGGAATCCGTACGACGCGCAGTTGCTGCAGGCGCAGATCCTTGGCCAGCAGGGCGGCATTCAGAGTTTGCTTGACCTCATGAAGGCCCAGCAAGGGTTGAACGCGGCGCGGACGGGCACCCCTGCCACGCTGCCCGCCAATGTCCTGAACCCATCGCCGACGACCACCTTCGACTGGAGCAGCCTGTTCCCCACGTCGCCGTATAACTATCCCACGGGCGCGCGGCAGCCCGCCTATCCGAACACGAGCTTCTGATGGGACTCCTCGACTGGCTGAGCCCCGCGCTCAACGTGGGGACACAGGTGCTGGCAGCGCAGCGGCAAGGGCAAGCGGACACCATCCGGGAACAGCAGGCCGCTGCTGCCGCCGCCGCGAAAGCGTTTTTAGAGAAGCGGAAGACTGAAGCGGAGATCGCCTACAAGGCGGCGCAGACGGCGAACGAAGTGAATCAGCAAACGAACGAGCTCGCGCGGATCGCCGCGACGGGCCAGGCGACGACAACGTCGCAGACGGCGGTGGCAGCGGCGAAGGACCGCGCGCAAGGGATTAGAGATTTGCAGGGATTCGTCACCGCATTCCCGGGGGACCCGCGCGCAGTGCACGCGATGCAGGTCATCAAGGAACAGGGCGGCGACATCAACAAAGCGTACGATGTGCTTGGCGCTGGATATACGGCGACGCTGGGCCAGGCGACGGCGGCAGCGAAAGACACCGCAGATTTGGCACAGGAGCAACTCCGGCAGTCGGGCCAAAACACCAGAACGCGAGAGCAGATCGCCGCGACCGCGACGCAGGGAGATCTGAATCGGGCCAATGCACGGTGGCTCTTAGAGCATCGTCCTCCTACTGGCGTTGGTGGTGCAGGTGGCGCAGCGATCGCGCAGGCCAAAGCGATGCAGCCGGAGATCGAGCAAGCGGCGCTGGCGCTCGATGCCATCACTCCAGATCTCATGTCGCGGATGTTCAGCGATATCCCGCTCGTCGGCAACTATCTCAAGACGGAGCAGGGCCGCCAGTTCGAACAACAGGCGCGGCAGTTCATCACCAATGTCGTGTATGTGAAATCTGGAAAGGCGATCACGGACACAGAGTTCCAGCGCCTCTTCGGCGTCTACATTCCCGAACTGGGTGACGACCAAGGCACGCTCGCCCAGAAAGCGCGCGCGCGGCAACTCTTCCTGGCGGGACAGTTCCAACTCACCGGACGTGGTGCCGAGGCAGCAGAGATTCTCAGGAACTATGGCTTCAATCCTGAGGGGGCTGGTGGCGGAACGTCGCTCGCGCCGACGACGACCTCTCCGGCAGGGGTGCATCTCACTCCGGCTCCCGCTGGCGCCACGGGTCCCGATCCGGCGTTCCGTGCGCGCGCGAGTGCGCTCAAAGCATCGGGTGTCTCGGCGCAACAGATTCGCGCCACGCTGCAGGCGGAGGGCTGGGATCCGAGCACGGGACGGCGGCGATGACGGCACCGGTTCGTCCGCAGCGGCGAGACGCGCTTGATGAAATTCTGAACGAGCCCGCGCCCGGTGCACGCGGGGGCGATGCGCTCGACAACATTCTCAATGAGTCGAAGGGCTCGGCCTTCAGTGGTCCGGCACGCGGCACGAGCGGCTCGTGGGGTGACGACGAAGATGTCATCACGAAAGTCGGACGCCATGTCACGAATGCCGTGCAGGGTCTCCCTGGTGCGGAGAGTGCGCTCACCGCCTTGATGGTGGGCTCGAGTCGCCTGCCGGGTGCGGGCTTCGACAAACCGCTCACGTGGACCGAAGCCTATCAGCGACTGGAGGAGGATAAGAAGAAAATCTCGCCCGCCCTGCGCTTCGGCGAGCAGATCGCCGGTGCTGCGCTCCTCTTGCCGGAGGTGATCGGCGCGAAGGCGATTGCCGAGGTGCCCGCCGCCGCCAGGTTGCTTGGAAAGACTCCCGCTGCCGCGCGAGCTGCGTGGGCAGCGCTTTCGCCGCGCGCTCAGACCGCAGTCGCGGGAGCGGCGCTGAGTGCCGCCGATCCCTTGCTCAGCGCGGCGCCGAACAAGGGCATTAAAGAACGCGCAACCGAGGCAGCCATTGCCGCGCCGCTCGGTGGACTGCTCAGCGTCGGAGTCGGCGAGATCGGCGATTTCGCGAAGACGCTCGGCGCGACGGGGCGCGCGCTGCTCCCGGAAGCGCTGGGCGGGATACCCACGCTCGGGAAGCAGTATGCCACCATGCGCGCCCAGCAGAAGGCGGTGGGCCCGCTCTACGACCAAGCGCTGGCCACCGCTGCGCGCAACCGCGAAGTGTTCGGTGTGACACCGGAGCTCAAGGCGTTCTTGCGCGAGCCGGACATCGCGCAGCGTATCGCCGCGCTGCGCGAGAAGGGCTTCCAGGGAGTCGCAGCGGACAACCCGCGCATGCTCGATGCGCTGGTCAAGTCGATGGGTGACGACGCGCGGCAGTTGGAGAAGGGACTGGCGCAAGTCGAGCCATCGAAGGCGAACGTCGGTCGCTACGCCAAGCAGCACGTACTCGGTCGCCGCGCGCAGCTCATCAACTTGATGGAGTCGTCGGGCGTGAAGCCGCCGATCATGTTCGATGTGCCTGCGCAAGTGCACGTGACGGAGCCCGTCGTCAAAGATCCTGGGCGACGGGAGATGCTGGGTCCGATGCAAGGCGGGCAGCGCGGCCAAGTGTTGCCGGGGCGAGAGGAGACGATCGCTGGTCCCATTCGCCAGGAGCCGCTGTCGATGTACACGCAGGCGCCGCCGCCCTCGACGCGCGACTTGCTGCGTGCGTTCCCCGATGCGCCGCTCGGGATGCACGGCCCGGGTGGCCCGGGGTTTGTGCTGCGCGCTCAGCCGCCGGAGGTCGTGCGACCGGAGATCGCCGCGAAACCTGCGTTCGTGATGGCGGGGCGTCCCGCCGAGGTGATTCCTGGCTCACGGATCGAGACGCCAGCGATGCGCGTGCAGACGGCCCCGGCGGAAGTGGTCCCGTCATTGTTCTCCGGCCAGTACCGCCACGCCTTCGAGACGGCAGGAGAGGTCGCGGGTCTTCAGGCTGCCGCGAAGCGGGGCCGCGCGTTCGCCCGCGCAGCTGGGCGATCGCCGAGCGAGAAGGACTTGAAGGATCTCTCAATTGAGGCGATCACCGAATGGGCGCAGACGGCGACCCCGACGCAGACGGAGGCGTTGTTGAATGCCGCGCTCAAGGCGTCACCGGGCGCGGGCAGTCGAGCGGTGCGCGCGGGTGGGTTGTTGTCGCCGGGGCTCGGCTTCCTCACCGGCGGGAAAGTCGGCGCTGTCGTCGGAGCGCTGACGCCGTTGGTCACACCGGCAGCGCGCGTGCACGCGCTGAGAAAGGTGCTCGATCCGCTCTCGACGCCGTCGCTCCTGCGCTTCCTGGGCGGTGTGAATGCCGCCGCGAACGCCGCGCTCTCGGAGCGTGATCGGCTCCGGCAGCCGCGCTAGCTACCAGCGACGACTGTAGTCGCTCCAGCGATCGCGCTTTTCCTCGCGCTCCCGTTTGATGCGCGGGAGATCCCACAGCCCGGCATCTTTAATTGCCACGAGCACCGGGACTATCACGAAAACGATGAGGAAGAGTAACCATGCCATGCCGAAAGATAGCACGGGTCCCATGGGATGGCGATGGGGACGAATCGCTCCGCTAGGGCCGGGTTCCCATAGCACTGGGAAAATGGGAATCAATAGGGGGATCCCCGGGATCGTGTTGGACTTTAGGGTAACAAATGCCGGACTGATGTACGCACCGTGTGCACACTTGGGAAAATCCACGTCGTGACCGATCTCTAAATCTGATCGCGCCGCGATCATAGGCAAGTGGCATTGGTCGCGTTTTGGAACCCCTTAGAGATCTCTCAAGTGTCGCACCGGAGCGCGCAAGTTCTGCCTCGCTCCGGTGTGTCCGCGTGAATCGACGGCGCCGGATCTGGCCATTGACTTTGCTGCCCTGGAATTCGTACGATGTCGGCCTCTCGCTCACGATGCTGTCGCGAGGAGACGGCGAAGAACCGTGTGTTCATTCACCACGTTCTGCAGGCGCGCCGGGGCGCTCCACCACGATGCAGGGCATCACGAAGCAACAGCGCGGGATTCTCTTTCGCTGCGCGATTCTGCTCTCCGGTCATGAATCGATCGGCAACTGGGCGGCCAGTCATGGGCATAATAAATCTCACGTTTACCACGTCCTGGCGGGGCTAACGAGCGAGCGCGTCGAGCTCGAAATCGAAAAACTCATATCCACCTGGTTCGGTCATGGGCGCGATACGATCGCGCTTCTGGGCGCGCGCCTGGAGCGCGAGCAGGCCAGCCGAACCGAACGCGGAGGTGCACGATGAATCTCATCGTGAGTCCCGAATTCGCAGCGGCGTTCATCGCGCTCCAGAAGGCCCTGCGTCCGGTCATCAAGGATTCAAAGAATTCGCAATTCGGCAATCGGAAGTACGCGAGCCTGGATGCGATCTACGACACGGTGCGCGGGACGTGCGCGGATCACGACTGCGCGCTCACGCAGGACGCGGAGCCGAGCGAGGACGGGAGTGCGCTCTTCGTGCGGGCGCGTCTCATCTACAAGACCGGGGAATCGATGACGAGCACGGTCTACATCCCGCTCGCGAAACGGGATGCGCAGGGCGCGGGAGCGGCGTTGACCTACGGTCGGCGGTATTCGACGGCGGGCCTCCTTTGCATCGTGTGCGACGATGACGATGATGGGAACGCGGCGGTGCCGCCCAAGGCCGCGTCGGTGCGCGACCAGGTGAACGCGGCCTTCGATGACCCGTACGGCGCGCCGCCCTCGCCGTCGCCTGGTAAGAAGGCCAGCGCCGCGACGCAGCGGCACGGCTGGACCGGCACGCCAGCGGACCACCCGATGCCGTTCGGCGATTTCAAGGGCGTGCGCATCGGCGACCGCACGGCAGACGAACTTAAGAAATTACTCAAGTGGTGTCGCGACCCGAAGGATCCCGCGCGCGTGAAAAAGTTCGCCGACTTGGCGGAGGACATCGCGACCGTGTTGATGGATCAATCGCTCGGGACGACCGCGACGAAGAAACCAGCACGGACGGCGCTGCCGACGGCGGCGGAGCCGGACTTCAGTGACTATCCACCGGCGTTGAACGATGAAGACCAAAGCGACCTTCCGTTCTAAGAGCCGCGCCAAGAAGGCGCAGATATTCGTGCTTGACCCGAACGTGACCGCGCTGGGTCAGCGGCCACATCCTGAGCGGCCCCGGCGCTGGGCGACCACGGCGGAGGCGGCAGACTACTGCCACATGCACCGCTCCACCCTGGTCCGCGTAGCCGGGCACCTCCGGCACGGGGACAAAGGCGCCTATCGCTATGACCTGAATGAGCTTGATGACCTGCTCGCTGGAGGCGCGGGCGCGGCTGACTGAAACCCCTTGTCAGGACGAGTTCCAAGTAGTTCATTTACTGGATCTTAGCTCGTCCGTTTATTCAACCAGGGGGAGATCTATCGTGAAACTCTCATCACCGAAAGGCGCAGCAGGCAGTCTGTACGTCGTGTTCACCGTCGCCGAGGGCGCATCGATCGGGCTCGTCAGCGACAATGGCAATCGCATGTTCGGGCGGCTCGGCTGTACCGCTGCCGAAGAGAAGAAGACCAAGCTGGGCACGCGCCGCTTGCTGGAACTCGAAAAGCTGTTCGCGCTCGTTGCGCATCCGACGCGCGATGTGCGCGGCTTGCTTGCCGAGATGTTCGTGACGAAGACGATGACGGTCGAACGCTTCGAGGCGAAGATGGCGGAGTGCGAGAAGGTGCCGGATCCGATGAACCCGGGCCACACGAAGAACGCCTCGTGGGACGACCGATTGCAGCACGTGCTCAACACACGCGACGCGCGCCCGCTCGCCCAGCTCGCCGAGGAATGGGATGGCTCGGCGCCGGAGTCGAGTCCCGCGTACCACACGCGCCTCCTCAACAAGCGCATGCTCGCGCGCTTCATCAAGACGACCGGCGCGAAGACGACGCATGACTTCACGGTCGAGAACCTGCGCAGGCACTTGAACGAGTTGCTGCCCGAGGAGGGCTGCTCCTTCGGCACGCGCCGGAATCATCGCGGCGGGCTCTCGACGTTCGCAGAGTTCCTCATCGGCAAGAAGCTCCTCAGCACGAACATCGTGCTCACGGTGACGATCAAGACGCTCGACCCCGACGTGATGTACGCCCAGGCGAACGACCTCGTGGCGGGCGATGCGCTCACCGAGGAAGAGCAGATGCGCCATGTGAGCAAGGGCAAGGGGCCCGCCGAGCGCGCGGTGTTCGCGCTCATTCACGCGGCGTGCGTCGAGTTCAGCGCCATTCGCCACACCGGCAGCGTGACGGGACCGGACGGCAAGAAGCTCAAGGATCCGGTGCTCTTCAAGAAGGATTTCAAGGTCGACCCGAAGACGCACCGGTTCACGCGGTGGTTCTTCGCGCGCGGCCCGAAGGCGTCGCTCACGGCCAAGCGGAAGGGCACGTCGCCGCGCAACCGGTGGTGCGAGGTCAAGCGCGACTGGGCGTGGGATCTGTACATCGAGCCCTACCTGCGGTCGCTGCGCTGGGATGATGCGTTCGCCCCGAAGTCATACATGCACTACATCCGCGCGTGGGACCAGGCGCTCAAGGACGCGGGGCTCTGGCACAAGCGGAAGAAGGGGCACGCGATGCATCTGGGTCGGCACTCGTACCTGACGCAGGAGGCGGAGAGCGGGGTGCTGGACACCGAGGGCGGTCTGCGGGCCGCGCAGCAGCAGGCGGGCCATCGCGATGGCTCGCGCGTGACGTTCAACAAGTACGTGAAGGCACGGCAGTATCAGGGCGAGGGCGTGCTGATGGCGGAGGACCCAGGGCTCCCGAAGCTGAAGGCCATCTAGCGGGGGTTGCCGTTCCCCAGTTTGGCCTCCGACCCGTTTCGGCGTTCCCCAGTCTGTTCCCCAAATGCATGTGACAGGAACCGACAAGAACCGACAGGAACCGACAGCATCCGACATGGCTAACTTGTTACCAGACGGGGTGTTAGATGCCGAAATCGTTGTGGGGTCAGCAGTTGCGCCAGGTGGGCCAAATGTGTTTCACACCCATTGTCAGCGCGATCAGTACTCTCAAACAATGGGCGCAGCAATTCGCTGCGAGTGCAGAGCGTAACTCCCAGTACGAACTTGCGTTAGAAGGACAGGGCACCGCCCCCTCGACGTCGCACCTCCGCGTCGAGGGTGGCACCCCGGTCGGGGAACATTCCCCAGTCTATTCCCCAGCGGTCCTCGCCCGGCGCCGCCTCTTTTTCAAGCTCCTCTCTGAGGGCGCCTCGCTCGATATCGCCGCTGGTGTCTGCGGCTTCAGCGTGCGCGCCGCGAGACGCCTCGCCATTCGAGCGGGCTTCCACCTCCAATCGATCAAACGCTCGGGGGTGGCATCATGACCCTCGACGACGCGCTCGATCTCCGAGAGGGCGATTACGTCGTCGCGCACCACGCGAAGACGCCAGAGATCGCGAAGGCGCTGCCGGTGGAGTTCCAGCCAATTCGCGTGACCGCGATCTGGGTCAACAAGGCACGAACGATCGTGCGCGTGCGGCTCGCGGCGGTCGACCCGAATGCGTGGTTGGATGTCACCAACTACGAACTGCCGCCCAAGGGCAAGATCTGGGACCGCGCCTATCGCGACTGGTGCACGAAGGCGGAGTTCCGCGAGCGGCACTCGCCGGATCTCGCTCGGCGTAGTCGGGTGCGGGTTGTGGCCGAGGAGACGGGCGATGCGTGACAACCCGGAACTGAACAAGTATCGGGTGCGCGACGGGCGCCTCGCGTCGGACGATTCCTACGGCAACGTCGGCGCGTTCCGCATTCCCTACCGGCACGCCGTGCTGCAGGTCATCGCAGCGGACGGCTTGGACTGGGACCATGTGTCGGTGGTGCCGATCGATCGACACAATCTGCGCCCCGTATATCGCACGCCCAGCTGGGAAGAGATGTCGTTCATCAAGGGCGTGTTCTTCGGCCCCGACGAGTGCGTGGTGCAGTACCACCCACCGCGCGCGTCCTACGTCAACGCGCATGACTACTGCCTGCATCTCTGGCGTCCGCAGAAGCTTGAGCTGCCGATGCCGGACCCGATCATGGTGGGGCCGAAGTGATTCACTATCACGGGGGCCCCATCACGCCGCTCTCGGTGGCGGTCGACGTGTGGACGCGCCGTCATGCGTTCGTGTCCTTCGAGCGCCCTGATCAGGTCGCGCTCGCCGCCGAGGTGTGTCAGACCTTCGCGATCGATAACGGCGCGTACTCGGTGTGGCAGCGCGGCGCGACGTTCGACATCCACGCCTACCTCGACTTCGTGCAGCAGTGGGAACGGCACCCGGGCTTCGACTGGTGCATCCTGCCCGACGTCATCGATGGCGATGAAGCGGCCAATGAGCTCGCGCTCGCGACGTGGGGGAAGCTGGGCGGCAAGCTCCTGACGAACGTGCCGGTGTGGCATCTGCACGAATCGCTAGAGCGGCTCGGGCGCCTCTGTCGCGAATATCCGCGTGTCGCCTTCGGCAGTTCAGGCCAGTGGGCGGAGATCGGCACGCCGGGCTGGTGGGAGCGCATGGGCGCGGCGATGGATCACATCTGCGACGCCGAGGGGCGCCCGCCGTGCAAGCTCCACGGCCTGCGCATGCTCAACCCGACAGTCTTCTCGCAGTTGCCGTTTAGCTCCGCTGATTCGAGCAACGTCGCACAGAACCACGTCCGCGAGCGGCAGATGTATCACCTCACGGGCACGATGGGTGGCCTGGTGCTCATCGATCGCATCGAGCGCCACGCGAGCGCGCCGCGTTGGACACGGACGTTCGGGACGCAGTTCAACATGGATCTCGTGGGATGAGTCGCCTCGTGCTCGTCCCGGTCACGCTCCGCGAAGCGAATCGCTTCATCGGCGAGGAGCATCGGCATCACGGGACGACGCGCGGCTGTCGGTTCTGTCTCGGCGCGATGCAGGGCGACACGCTCGTCGGCGTGATTGTCGTCGGACGCACGGTTGCGCGTGGCGCCCACGCGCGTACGCACGCCGAGGTGACGCGCCTCGCGACCGATGGCACCAAGAACGCTTGCTCGTTTCTCTACGCTGCCGCGCGGCGGGTGTGTCAGACGATGGGCTATACCTCGCTGATCACGTACACGCTGGCGCGCGAGAGCGGCTCGAGTTTGCGCGCGCTCGGCCTGTCTCCCGAGGCGCGCGTGAAGGGTCGCAGCTGGGACTGTGAATCGCGACCGCGCATCGACACGCATCCCACGGAAGACAAACACCGGTGGCAGTTGATGCTGGAACTCTCATGACGAATCCGCGCCGCCAGTCCATCGATGACGTGTGGGCCACGCTCACCGACGAATACATCGAAACGCTGAAGGAAGACGATCCGCCGTCCTTCTGGTCGCGCCTCGCGCGCGACGGCTATTTCCCCGAGGGCGTCAACGGCGACGACCCGAGGATTCAGGAAATCCTCAAGCAGCGGTTCCCCAAATGATTGTCGGAACGATCAAGCGCTATGTCGCGCCGGAGTCCTACGGTGCGCTGGTCGATCAAGCGATCCGCGATCAGAACATCTACGAGCTCTCCCGGCTCGCGCGCGAGATGGCGATCAAACTCGCGAGCGCCGAAGCGCAGTGCGACTTCATCCTCAACGAACTGCGGCTCGCGCACCTGACGAAGAATCAACAACTGCAGGCAGTGCGCGATGAGTGACACGCTTCGGCCCTGCATGGGCCACTACCACCACATCTTCGGCGGCGGTCTGCTCTGCCTCGTGTGCGGCATGCCGAGCGATCCCCATCACCCGGTGTGGATCGCCCTCGAAGAGGAAGAGCAACGCCAGGCAGCGGCAGAGGCGGCGCGACAGAAGGCATTCTGGGCGGAGCGCGAGCGCACCTGGCGAGAAGAGGAGCGCGTGCGGGAGGCCCGGCGGCGGCAGGCCCCACCTCCGCCACCGCCGCCACCACGTCGTGCCAAGACGCGCGAGCAGCTCGCCGAGGAAGCGCGCGATCTGTTCTGGGCGGAGAAAACGCGCCGCCTCTTTGAGCCGCCGGAGGACGCGCCGCATCGGCGTCGCCTCTGGTCGTACGGCACCGCCGCGATGCCGGTCCTAGAAAACGATGATGAGGAGTTGCACGTGCGGGTGGGCCTGGACGGCCATGCGCACGCGAGACGGATCGAAGACGAAAGTGAGCAAAGCTGGGAATGGGCGATGTCGCTCAGTGAGACCGATCCCGGTTTCTGACACCGTCACCGGGTGAGCCTGAAGTCGCGCCACGCTCACGAACAACGGGAGGAAGCATCGAGGGGCGCATCAAACAAATCCAGGCAACGGCAACGGCTACGACCTGGTCCGTCACATCCCCTCGCTGTGGTAGGGCACTGCACGTCGCAGACACCAAAACTGAGGGCGCCATACCGGTGAGCTCCAATCGACTCCCCGGTTGCGGAAGGGGCGGTGAACGACGGACGCGCGATGTGAGGCAGGGACTGGTGGCCACACCCAGCGGTGACCCCTCTGTGACGGGAATGCCGGGAGTCAGGCAGGTAGTGAGAAAAAACTCTCAACCACGGTGTGTGCACGTGATGCGTACAGGAGCTTGCTATGAAACGATCCCCTCAACGCGCCTTATTGGAGCGCAACGCGACCGCATGTGAAACAGCGAGACATCCGACCTGCCACTGTGCGTGCGGCGGCGCACTGCACGGGCAACGTCACTCGGAGCTTTGGCGCGCCGAGATGTGGAGAAAGCTGAACCCGGAGCCGCTCGATCAGACGCAGCTCCTCCTCGACGGGATGATGACCGATGGGCACGAGCATCTGTCAGATCTGCGGCGCACGTGAGCAGATCCAGCAAACGATGAAGCCTGCTGTCGATGACCAGGGCGACACGATCTACGTCGAAGACCCGCTCACGCACGAGTGGATCCCGCAGCTGGTGCCGGGCCCGCAGCGCGTGTTCATGGTGCACGACCCGGTGAAGCATGGTATTAAGCGACACTAACGACGGCACGCATCGCGTCGAGGGCGCGCTCGCCGATCTGCGCGATCACTTCGTGACATGCGCGAAGCTCGATCACGCGAGCTCGTGGCTCCGCTGGGCGGGCATCCTCGACGAGGCGCTCACGGCCTGGCAGCGCGACCGGGAGCAGCGGTTGCTGTTGGAACTGGAGATGGGCCTCGCGATCAAGGCGCTGCGCGACGCGGCGGCGGTCGCGGACTGCGGGTGCCCGCATCCAGAGTTGTGCGTGCGCGCTGGATGCTATTGCAATCACCAGGAGGCGCTGGACCGGTGAGTCGCAAGTTTCGGGTGGACGTGCGCCGAGAGAAAGACGTCGAGGCAGCGGGCGATCGCTTCATGGCATCGCTCGGCTTCGAGTCGTGGCATCTCTCGCAAGCCCGCCCGACGCAGCAGACGCCGGGATTTCCCGATCGCCTGTACATGAACACGGCGCGGAACTGTGCGGTGTGGTGGGAAGCGAAGACGGAGGTTGGACGCGCGAGCGTGCACCAGGTGCGCTTCCGGCTGCAGTGGGAGGGATGCGGTGGACTCTATCTCATCGGCACCGACGAGGTGCTGCACCAGTTTGCGATCGATCGCGGCTGGGCGGAGCGCGTCGGGCCCGGCAACATGCGGATCTTCCGATGATTGATTTTGTCGAGGTGCAAGAGAAGCGCGCGCTCCCGATGGGCGAACCGGGGGAGTCGTTCGGGCGCTACTTCCAGCGCATCAGTTTCCAGGAGGCGGTGTACCTGACGGTCGTCGCGAAGAACATGGGGATCTTGCCCGCCTCGTTCTGGCAGTCGTATCTTCGAGTGCCGTGAAAGCTCTCGGGCCGATCGTGCTGGGTTATCTCTTTGCATAGATACCAACCCCAGCGCAGCAGTCTTTGTCTGAGGGCGAACGCCCCACCGTCGACGCGACCGGTGGGGCGTTTTGCGTGCCGTCAGGATTCTTCGTCGTGCACTACCACGTTCGCGACCTGCCCGTCGTGCACCACCGCCGCGACGTGCCCGATGACCTCGTCCTCCGCTTCCTCCTCCGTCGGTCGCGGACGGTCGACCCAGCCGCAGGTGCACTGCGCCACCCAAGCGGTCGTGTCGTGGCCGCGTCGGATTTTCACCACGCGGGCGGTGTGCCCAGATTCCACTTTGCTCATGGTTCTCCCGGGTTATGCGGCGGCCTGCTTCGCCGCGTATCGTTCCATCGCTCGCTTGCGACGGCGCAGTTTCTTGAGCGCGTTCTCTGCGCGGCGGAGCTTGGCCTCCCAGCGCGCGATGGAGGCATCGGTGCGTTCCAGCTTCACGGCGCGCGGATCGATCGGCGGAGGCTCCGGCTTCGGCTCGTCCTTGAGCTTCCCATCGAGCCATCCGCGCCGTACGACTTCTTTGATCATGCGCATCTCGGCTCGGGCGTGGGCCGCGTTGTGTCCGTGCTCTCCGTCGTGGGCCGTCCGTTCATGACAGTAGTGCGAGAGCAGGTGCACGAGATCGTGCCAGCCGTGCTCCGGGTTGACGACCAGCACGCGCTCCCAGGCGCCATTGACGCGGCGCGCGCGGACCCACGTGTTGCGGTTGCCGCTGGTGACGACCACGGGGCCGGTCCACGAGAAGCCCATGGCGAAGCGATAGAGCTTCTTGGCGGCGCGCACCGCCTCCTCTGCGGTGAGCGTGGGGACCGTCCCGGGCCAGGCGGCGTTGACGCGGCGGTACCATTCCTTGCGTGTGACTTTTCCCATATTACGAGAACCTCATGATGAAAGGGTGATATATGAAATCTAATCACCCCTACAAGTCCCCATTCGAGGGCCTCCCCGAACTCGAGTTTCGCGTTTTCTCATCACCCACGCTTCCACGCTTCGCCGTCGTCATCGTCGCGTCCCAGTGGTGGGGGCACGATGCCGCCGCGCTTCTCGTACTCGCGCAGGCGTCGTTCGATGCGATCGCGCATCTCGTGCATGCCGCTGCGCGCGAGTCCTTCCGTGGGGAAATCGCGGATCTCTTCGAAGTCCAGCCCGAACGGTTCGGGCGTCCACCATTTCGGGGCCAGGGCGAAGGAGATGTGGTCGGGCAACGAGGGATCGGGGCGTTCGGTGCTCGGAATGCACGCGCTGACCCGCCACACGAGTGGCGGATTGGCGCCGAGCGGGGCGCGCCCGTGGAAGGTGTACGAAAAGGCGATGGGGGCGTGCGGCAGGAAGAACACGACGCCGATCTCGTCGTCGCGGTTGTTCCAGTACATCCAGCGGCGCCAATGGCGCTTGCTCACCACGATCGGCTTGCGCCGATATTCATCGAGGATGTAATAGAGATCTCTCATCACTCGCCGTCCTTGGGGTAGTTTTGGATGAGATGCCACACGGCCCGCTTGCCGAGCCCTTGGGCGTGCTTCGCGGTCCAGCAGCCGCCACTCTTCACGTGCTCCGTCGTGTTGCAGTGATAACACTTCTTGAATTCCATCCCGGCATAGTCGCTCGGCAGCACATCCACCACGATGTTGTGCACAACGTCCGCGTCGTGGGCGATGAGGATGTTGCGGTCTTTGAAGCCGCCCTCCCAGGTCAGGCGCAGGGGGCGATGAATGCGCATCGGGATGCCGAGGAGTTCAGCTTCCTCTTCGGCGTAGATGTCGGCGCCTCCGAGATGGCACCCGCCGCTGACCATGAGCGTGATGTCCGGGTGTAGCAGGAGGCGCAGGATGACTGCGCGCGCCTGTTCCTCGCCTGCCTTCGTGAACTTCGCGCCCTCTGCGCCCACGATGCCGATGATCATCGGCGTTTCCCTTTGCCGTCGTAGTCGTAGGCAGCGGTGTGTGGGAACTCGCGCTCTTTCATCCATGCTTCGAGTGCTTCGCGTGGGTAAAAGACGCGCCGCCCCAGCTTCCGATATGCGGGTCCGTCGCCGTAGACACGCTTTGTGGCCAAAGTTTGCGGCGACAGATGCAACAGTTGCCCGGCCTGCTCTGGTGTCAGTAGCACCTCGTGCAGTGGAACTGCTGGCGCTGGTGGCGGCGCCGGTGCCGGAGCGCATCGCATGAGCATATCCTCAAGCCGCTCCATCCAGCGCGCTATGTCGACGTCATCAATCGTGATCGTGAGTTTCATGTGTTTCTCGCATCAGTCGCTCCAGGAGTCGAAGCTCCGCCTGTGTCTTCTCGCGAAGTCGTACGATGCGGCGTTGCATGTACACGGTGAGGCCGATGTTGAACGTGGCGAGGCCGAGGTTGAAGACCACGTACCCGTAGTGCCGCCGCGTGTACCAGTACACGGCGAAGATGAGCAAGACGGCGGGCACCACGATCGATAGCACATCGGTGATGCGCGTGATGATGCGAAGGTGCCGCACTGCGCGTGGCTCGTTCACCGGCATCATCCCTCCTCGAAGGTGGCGTGGAGTTGCGCGGCGGTGCGTCGGGCTTGGTCCTTGGGCATCCACGCCTCGTCGTTGAGGATTTTGTCATCGCGGTAGAAATAGACCTTGCCCCAGTTCTCGCCCTCGTCCTTCCACAGCACTTTCGTGTAGAACGGCTCGGTCGCCAGCACGGCTTTGAACCCACAGCCGTCTTGCTGGAGATTGGTGACGTGGCCGCACTCCTCGCAGTGGCCGCTGGTGTACAGGCTGTTGGGGACATCCATGTTCTGCCGCGCGCCACAGCCGCCGCAGGTGAATTTCTGAAAGACGATGTAGCCGCGCTCGATCGCGGTGTCCATCTCGCGCACGATCTCTGCGAACGTGCCGTCGTGTTCATTTCTCATAGCTTCGTTTCTCCTTGCCGCACTCGTGGTGAAAGACGAGGGCGATCGCGGTGTACGGTTTGTTGGCGAGCTGCTGGTCGCGGTCATGCGGCGTCGCCGCTGCCATGGGCACGAGCGTGGTGATGTCGCCCTCGTGGAAGACGTGTTCGCACCAAGGGCACGCGCGCTGCTCTTTGACAATCCAGTGATTCGCGGCGAGCGGAGCGGCTTCGCGCAACCCATCGCCGTTGATGGTGCGCAGGTAGATCACACCGTTGGGCATGAGCCGGATCTCCCCTCCTCGCAGGTTCGACGGAGGTCTCACGACACTTCATCCGTCGGTCGGAGCCTTGGCACATTCGCCACGATCCCGATGTCATCGAGGCACGCGACGACGGCATCCTCCACGTGTTGGAGGGTGGTGGGGCGCGGGTGTGGCGCCGTGCGCAGCACCGCCATGAGTCCGAGGAGATGGCCCGTGAGCAGGGTAATGGCGACGGCGCCTGGGGGCCGCAGGCCTGCGCGCATGCCGTCCAGTTCGACGTTCGACGCCTGCACGATGGCGTCGGACAGTCGGTCGGCGATCTCGATATCGAGCAGCAGCATCTAACTCAAACGCAAAAGCGTGAGGGCCCGGCCAACCCCGGGCCCCGGCGATTCTCAAATCCTACTTCGGATCGAAGAACTCGGCGAACCGTGGATCCAGCACGAGAGCGCCGCCGCGCCCGCCTTTCGAGTTCATGTAGTCTTGCATCACGGCGTGCAGTGCGGCGACCGGCAACGGTGGGGACCATTGCTGGCCTTCCATGATCGCCAGGTTGAGCGATGAGAGAATACTCCTGGCGGCCTGGCGCAGTTCGATCTCTTGCTTGCGCATCGCGTTGTACTTGCGCGGGTGATGGCCGTTGTTCTTCGGGTGACCATTCCCGTTGTGCTGATGCGTGTGCTCGCGCGACACGTGGACGACGGCCAGCACCTTCTCTTTGCGCTTCGCCTTCGGGCGCCCGATTGATAAGCCCGGGAGCTTGCACATCGCCTGCAGGCGCCGCAGCGGGATGTCGAGCGCATTGGCAATTTCGGGAAGCAAGGGATGACTGGGCGCACACTTGCCGGTCGCGATGGCCCACAGCGATCCGGCTTTCACGCCTAGCTCCTTTGCGAGATCTCCGAGCCTGAAGCCTTTCTCGGCGGCGATGCGCGTCAACTCGTGCTTCGTGTGTGGCTGGATCTCCACCGGCGCACGCCCCTTCGTTTTCTTCTTGCTCGCGTGCTTCGCATGGATCGCCTTGCCGAGCTTCTTGCCGCGCGGGATGGTGCCCCGTGCGAGTTGCGTCGAGATCTTCGAGAGCCATTTCTCGTTGAGGGGCGCGCCTTTGGCAAACTTCTGCACAGTGTCGAGCGGCACGCCGAGATACTTCGCGAGGCCGGGCAGCATGGGCGAGTTCGGCGCGACGCCTTCCGCCGAACGCTGGAGACGCAGGGCAATGTTGCGCACGGCGAGCGGTAGCCGCGTGGGCCCTGCTGGAATCTTGAGATCGTTTTGGAGGTAGTGCCCGAACGTGCCCGCGTCGTAGAGCTTCTGAGGGCGTGTGTGCATTAGACGCCTGCCAGCAATTCGCGCTCAGCGCGCTCTTTGAGCGCCTGAACGTTCTTGGCCAGCCGCCGCAACGCGGGATTGCCGCCATACGCATGGCCCCACCAATTGAGGGACCGCTGCAGGGAGCGCACGGCCTGTTCGATGACTTCCTGGCGTGTCGCTTGATTCGCCATCGCGCTGCGCGTGGTGAGTAGTACCTTCTTGCCATCGTGCGCCGGATGATGGACGAAGACGAATGCTTTGGTGCGTGTGGCCTTGCCGTTTTTCGCGACGACGAGGTGCTGTGTCAGTTGCCGCGCTTCTCTCTTGTTCCACTTGGCGGCAGCGACCTCCTGGTCCCAGGTGAACGCCCCGTGCATCGCGCTGTCTGACTTGCGGGCGCGCGCGATGATCTCGTCGTGCGTGACGTGCTCATTTTTGTCGGCGATGAGTTGCTCTAATTCTTCGCCGACGGCCTGGGCATCGAGTTCTAGCGACTCGTACATGCCCGCCATCTTGAACGCATAGCGCGTTTGTGCCATGAAACGACTCCTGCTGATCGGAAAGGTGAGGCCGCCCTGTTGCGCGCTTCCTCGCGCGTCCGCGATTGTTCGCCAGGACGGTCTAGCGTAATATCTGACGGTGGCGAGACTTATGCGCAAGGAGGCGAATGATGCTCACAGGTCCCAAGATTCCTCTGCCCGCACCCAGCGAGCTCTCGCGTCGGTTGATTCGTCCGCTCACGCGCACGGAGTTGCGTGTCACAATGCTCATCGGCGAGGGATTGAGCTATGCGCAGCTGGGCCATGCACTTGGCATCAGTCGTGACCGCGTGATTGTCCACGTGCAGGCGATTGCGGTGAAGCTGAGTGAGTCGCAGCTCGCGGCGGATGAGCTGCGTCCGATCGATCGGGTGCGGTTCTGGATCACGCAACTGCAGGCGCGGACGTTGTATGAGCGTTTACAGACACTCGAGCGCGAACTGGCGAAAGCACAACGGCACCCCAGCGATGGCCAGGGTGCCGTGTGTGTCGAGCGTCGCGCGTAGTTACGGCGCGCGGGGCCCGCGATAGCGCAGGATTGGCGTGATCGTGCGGCCCCGGTCGGGATGTTTGCCGGTGGCGACCGTAGGAATGTCGACCGTGTAGAAGGCTGAGCGCTCCGCGTCCGTCATGTCGACGGTGTCGGGCCCGGCGTGCGCGCACACGACGATCGGTCCCACGATCGGATAGCCGGGGATCGAATAGAGATCCTCCGAGAGCATCACGTTCGTGCGCAGGTTCTTGGCGAGGCCGTTGTCATCGCAGTAGCCAATGAGCTTCCGGTCGTTCTCTTGCCAGACGACGAACGCCGAGCAGAAGGTGTCGCCAATCAATTCGTTCAGGTGATCGATGCCGTGACGGAGATCGACCGGCGAGATCTCGCCGTCTCTGATGAGGAGTGCGCGCCACGTGTTGCTCATGCGTCGTCCTCCGTCGGCAGGTCCGGGTTGCCCCAGGTGTCGTTGAGGTTGTCGAGCGAGTTTTCGACGGCGCTGTCGACGGTGAACCGCGCGAGATCTTCGACGCTTTGCACGTCGTCGCCGATGGGCAGGCCGCCGTCCGTGAACTCATCGAACATGTTGCGCAGATCGGCCACGGCGAATGTGAACGTCTGGGTCACGGTGACCGGGGTGGTGATGTCCTTCTTGCTGAGAGGCACTGCTAGGCTCCTTTGGGTTGGCGGGTGCGGCGGGTATTGTGGTTGCGTTCGCGGCGAGGGAAGCGCGCGACGCGCGCGAGGAACATCTGCATTTCGTAATACCGTTCTTCGGGATCGGTCGCCATCAGTTCCAACAGGCGAAGCCGGACGGGCCCGGGCACCGGGTGGATGCCGTCGAGCCAGCCCTGGACGTTGCGCGCTTCGCGGACGATGAGCCGCGCGAGGAGGGGCACGGTGAGGCGCGTGGCGTCGAGCGCGTCCTGCACCAGCTTGACGTCTTGCACGCCGCCGTGCGTGTGTTTGTCTGGCGCGAGGTGTGTGTGTTTACTCATCGCCCGCTTCCCGGCGCCGTCGGCGGATGTCCTCGCGTTGGGCGGCGATGCCGCCGACGAGCCGAAACTGGAACTCGGCGTGCTCGATTGCGACGCGATAGGGCATTTCGTCGCCGTCAAACATGACGTCGACCATTTCCCATCCGCCATTGCCGTAGGCGCGTCCGTGCAGCAGCGAGACAATCGTGCCCTGCGTGCCTTTCTTGTATCGCCCGGCCAGGTCGCGCGTCGCTTCCACCCGCGCGCCTGGTTTGATGTCTTCGCGTTTCACGATGGGTCGCCCTCCTGCCAGGCGGTGAGTGTTTGCCGGAGCGCGTCGTCGGTCGGCAGCGTGGCCACCGCCATGCGTGGCGCCTCGCCTCCGCCCCAGGTGAATGCGATCGTCACGAAGTCGTCTGACTGATCGATCACGACGCCCACGACACCGGCGGGAATGGTTCCCTCCAGGTCGATCGGGTCCTGGTGGTCGTAGATCGGAACGCGTTCAATGGGCGCGATCGTCCGCACCCATCCGTTGATGGTGGGGAACATGCTCAGGCGCTCCGGCACGTGTCGCACCAACCGTGATACTGCGCCGGGCGCTCGTGGCACTGTGGGCAGAGGTCTTCCGCGCGCACGATGCGCGACTGCCAGGTGAACTGGACGCAATTGCATTGCGTGCACGCGCCGTGACCAAGCGCGATGGCGTTTGCGTGCTCGCTGTTCGGCCCGTCGCCGGTGTGGCCACAGCGACACATTGACTTGGGGCCCAGCGGACTGCCGCCCATGTTCTGGACGGCGCGCACGACAGGGTTGGTGGTTGAGCGTTTACGCATTCTTCGGGTGCTCCTCTGCGGTGGGCCGATCGTCGGACGACAGATCGGTGTTGTGATAGCGATCGTTCAACGCCATGAGCGCGTTATCGACCGTGTGGATGATGTACTCGCGCACGAGGTCCGCAGCGGGTTTCTCGTGGTCGTCCCATGCCTCGCGAATGTTCGCCACGTCGGCATCGGTGTAGGTCCAGCTGATTGCGATCTGTTGCGGCATTAGGCCGCCTCCTGGGATTCGGGTTCGCTCTCGTCGTACTCGGCGAGCGCGTCCAGCAGAATGCTGACTAACTCAAACGCCGACGGCGAGGGGATCGGCGCATCGTACCGCGCGACGCATTCCTGCGCCGCATGGTAGACCACGTTCGGACAGGCACAATCGTGTCCACAGGTCGCCTTGGGATCGATCGCCATCGCTCTACAACCTCGTGTATGGGCTCATCAGTGCTGGCAGATACCAGCAGACCGGCGACGCGCCGGTTTCGCCCTCAGATCGCTTCGGCGTACGGCGGTGTCATCGTGAATTCTGCCGGGTTGGCCAGGTACCGGTGGATGAGCGTATGCCAGTCCGAGAGCGGCGCCGGTGGCGCAAACGTGGCGATGTCCCACCACGTGCCACGGTCGTTGATGCGTGGCGCCTCGCGCCGGTAGTACGACGCGACCACACCGGCGGCGAAGCGCGCCAGGTCCACGGAAATCTCGCGGCGCGTGAACACATAGCGCGTTCCCGGTTGGTAGCGCACGCCGTCGACTGTGATGATGTGGTCACGGTCGTATTCGTACATGTCGACCATGCCGTTAAAGGTCCCTGCCACGAACACGTTCACGAGCGCGTCCACGTCGCGCGCCAACGGCCCGTCGGTCCAGCGAACGTCAACCGACGAAACACCGGCGCCGCGATTGGTTTTCACGGAGAATTTCACGCCAGGAAACGCGCGTTTGAGGATCCCGCGAATCACGACAGCGGTTTGCTTTGGCCAGAGATAGGGCAGGTTGGTTGTGTACGACATTCTTCGATGACTCCAGGTGTGTGTGTGTGTTGTGTAGTCGTTAGCGCGCGTCGCGTTCCGCTTGCTCTTCCGCTCTCGCTTCGCGCCAGTCCGGGTAGCAGGCGTCGCAGATTTCCCGATAGTCGACGTCGAGCGTAAACGGATAGGTCCACGAACGGCATTCGTGGCAGTAGTCTTCGCGCGCGCTCGTGATGACAAACGACTTCCGCGCGTCGGGATCGATCGCCCGCAATGCCACGAGCACATTGCCCGTGAAATAGCACTGGCGTCCACGCCAGGTCACCGCTTTGGGGTCGACGTGCCAGGCGTCGACTAGGCGCGTCGCTTCCGCTTCCGTGACGCGCGCCACGTTCTTTCCATCGTGGATGTAAACCATTTCCCGAATTCCCTTGTGTGTGATGCGTTAGGCGAGCACCGGCAAAATTCTGCCGGTGCTGACAATGAACTTGCTCGTTGACTTGATGGACCGACCTTTCGCGCGGAGACCGACAATCACGCCAGACCGATCCAGAAACCGCGCGTCGGTCTTATCCCCATCGATCACCGGCAACCCGGCAAACGTCGACGGCAAGGCACCATTCCGCTTCACACGAAACACAACCGATGCGTTCCGACCGTTCGCTAACGATTCGCCGAAGTTGTGCCAGTTGTCACCGCCAAACGAGAACGTCAACGAGTAGTTCGCCGGTAACTCGTCGCGCACAATGAATGGTGCCTTTGTGTAGTCGTAAAACACGACGTCGGCAAACTCCACAAACAATGTCGGATCAATCCGTTCCCACACGACGTCGCTTGTGCCGTTCAACCGCATGGCCAAACGCAACCCGCGTTTTTCGGCCCATTTGCGCGCGTTCCGAATCTCGCGACGCAACCGCACTAGGAATGCCGGACGATCCGAGAAAAACCAATCAGTCCGACGCAACCGCGCTAACTGAATCTTGTTCGTGTTGCGCGCGCGAATGTCGTCCATCGTTCCCGCGTTGATTCCGCCCCGTCCCTCTTTGCCCAAGCAATCCAAGGTGCACAGACCTGCCCAAGGGCAGACGTTCCGACCTGATAGGTCGTACTGCGCGAAATGCAACACAAACGTCGCATACCCAACCGACATCGACTTTTCCGCTTTGGGTTGTGCTGTCGGTTTCGTCAACAACTTGATGCCTTTCTTCATTGCGTAAACTCCGCTTTGAAAGGTGTCGAATGGTGCCGCTATTGGCACCTATGTGCCTATAAGACTAGCCAGGTGCCTATTAGGTCACAAGTGCCAACATCTATATAAGCGAAATTTCCTGCCCGCTCGCTTCCGCCAAACCGACGCTAGGACGCTCACAATCCCCCTAGGATCGATCGCTCAGCGCTGAAACGCCTTGGCGTGCACGTCGCCGTTCGCGCGCATTCTGCACAATTCCGCGATCGATTTTTGACAGCTCGGAATCGGATTTTCGCAGCTCGACGCGCGCGTTTGCGATTGGTGCACCATGGCGCGCGCACAGCGCCTAGCGACAAAAGGCATGCGACCCATTTACATGTCGCTGGATGTCTTTACATGGCAACGATTTAGCAATGTTTGCCGGGTTTGTTCCCCAGTCTGTTCCCCATTGTTAGAGATCTCTGATAACTGCGGGCGGTCGAGCCCGGTCGGCGATCGATACCCCCGGGGGTAGAGCGCGTCAGCTGCGCCCACAATCGAGGGGGTGGGGGGGAGGGGGTGGGTGGTTTGCCCGGCGCCCGGCGCGGGAGCCCGGAGCATTATTCCGGCTGGTGGTTGTTCGTGCGCGTGAGCGTGGGTTTGTATGCACTGGTCTCAAAAAACGCGGGTGAGTATCAGCGATTTGCATACAGGGGGCCGGAAGTGTGGTGTGGTGGGAAGCTGTTAGGGGGTGGGGGTATTGACGACCATTTGGGGTATGGTGGAGGAGTGTGTTCAGTGTCGGGAGCCGTGGGCGCGGGGGCTCTGTCGGAGGTGTGCGGAGCGTGATCGGTCGTTGATGCCGTTATTGGCGGTGAGCGTGCTGCGGTGGTGGATGGGATTGGCGTTGGTGGAGCAGCGGCGGTTGCAGGCGGCGGAGGCGAGTGCGGTAGCGAAGGCGAAGCGGCGGAACGAGCGGAAGCGAGCTCGGATGGCGGAACTGCGGGCGGTGCGATGAAGCGGTTGCCGCACAGGCCGTGGCCGGGGTCGCCGTTTCGGTTAGTGGGGTACACGGAGCGGGATCGGGAGCAGTTGCTGCGGTTGGTGGGAGGGGGGATGACGAAGACGCAGGCGTGTGCGGCGTTATCGATTCCGGTGGAGACGGTGAGTGTATGGATTCAGCGGGATGAGGGGTTTGCGGAGCGGTGGCGGGAGGCGCGAGTGGAGCAGGCGCACAGTTTGGCGGATGAAGCGATACGGATATCGAACGAGTCGATTGAGCCGGGGGACATGGCGGGGGTGCAGCGGAACCGGCTCCGGGTGGATACGCTGAAGTGGTTCACCTCGAAGGTGGCGCCGAAGTTGTATGGCGACCGGGTGATTCAGGAGCATCGGCATCATGTGGGGGTGGTGGTGTTGCCCGCGTTGGAGCCGGTGCGTGGGGCATTGCCGGGATCGACGGATCCGGTGTACGACGAGGAGGCTGAGGTGGAGATCGAGTAATGCACGCGATCGGGGACTGGCTGGCTAGCTTACTAGGGACAGCGAGTGTGCCCGCGCTGGTGGCAGCGATCGCGTGGAAGTATCGGGAGAAGATTTGGGCGATGATCGAGAGGGCGATTGCGGCGCGGCTCGACAAGGTGGTGATGTCGACGGAGTTCGGGCAGCGGGTGAAATCGATCGAGACCAAACTGGAGGAGTTGAGTGCGAGACGGATTCGATGAAGCGGAGGAGGAGCTACGGGCAGCTCACACGCCCGAGGCGGTGCAAGAGGCGGGAGCAGCGGAGCGTCGCGCGATGTTGAAGGAGCAAGCGAAGCTTGATCACGAGCGGCGGGAAGCGATGCGGCGGGGGGTGGCGCGGAAGCGGGGCAAGGCGTTTGAGAAGGGGAAGAAGACGCGGGCGAAGGGCCCTGGCTCATTCCGGCAGAAGGACACGCAGCGGAACTAGCAACGAAGCGTGGACGACAATCCAGAGCGGTACGAGCGCCCGGAGGAAGAACGGTGCGCCTCGTGCCGCTTTTTTGATTTTGAGGGGGATCATGACGAGCACGAGGGGCTGTGTCGGCGGTTAGCGCCGGAGCCGAGGTTGTTCACGTCGGACAACGGTGGGGACGTGCCGGAGGTGGCGTGGCCGCGTGTGTACGAGACGGACTGGTGCGGCGAGTGGCAGCGGATCGTGAAGAAACCGCCAGGTGCCACGTGACACAGATACGCCGTATGGATGTATCGTATCCACGAATGAGTACTTCCTCATAGGATGCCTGCGGTCTCACAGCGGCAGTACCGGGCCATGCGAGCGGCGGCGCATGGGGAGTCGCGCATTGGGATCCCGTCATCGGTCGGCAAGGAATTCGTGGCCGCCGGGCCGCCGAAAAAGGGGACCCGCATCGAGGATGAGGTAAAGGCGAAGCGACTGGGGCGTCTCCGGCGAGCGTTCGATCGACGGTGATGTACGAGCAGGGTGATCTCTTCGATGCGAGAGCGCACACCCGAAACTCCGATCCTGACACGTCGCACATCGCCGCCGCGCACGTCAACAAAAAAATCTCGGAAGCCTGCTTGCATGTCCTGGTCGCGATGCGCCTCCTGGGCCCCGCGTGTGACGAGGCGCTGCAGAACTTCTACGACGCGAACTGTGAACGCTACGGCTGGCCGCCGCAGCGGTGCGTGCGGAAGCGGCGGAAAGATCTCGTGGATCTCGGGCGCGCCGAATGGACGGGCAGAAAGGTGACGAATCCCGTCGGACTTCCCGTGCGCGAGTGGCGAGCGAAATAAGCGAAAAAAGCGAAAAATGTTGGCCGCATCACAGAAGGCGATCTGGACGGCGCACCCGGGACCACAATCGGCGTTTCTGGCATCGAGCGCGTACGAAGTGCTCTACGGCGGGCAGGCCGGGGGCGGCAAGTCCGATGCACTGCTCTTCGGCGCGCTCCGCCAGATCGATCACCCCGATTACAAAGCGCTCATCCTCCGCAGAACCTTTCCCGAACTCCGCGAGCTCGTGGACCGATCGCTCGCTGTCTTCCCCGAGACAGGCGCCACGTGGAACGAGCGGGATCACCGGTGGGCCTTCCCGAGCGGCGCGACCTACCAGTTCGGCTACTGCGGCACGTACGCCGAAGCGATGCAATACCAGGGACAGCAGTTCACGACGATCGCGTTCGATGAGCTGGGGCAACTCCCCGAAGAACGCATCTGGCTTTTTTTGATGTCAAGAAATCGGACCGCGTCGGCGGGCCTCGTGCGGATGATGCGCGCATCGGCCAATCCGGGCGGGCCGGGCCATGCGTGGATCAAACGTCGCTTCGTGTCGCGCTGCCCGAACGACGGACGTCCGGTCGAGATCGTGCCCGAGAACGGCGGCGCCGAGACCACCACGCGCGCCTTTGTGAAGGCAACGTTGCGCGACAATCCGACGCTCATGGTCGCCGACCCGGGCTACGAAGCGCGCCTCCGCATGTTGCCAGAACTCGAATACCGCTGGCTCGCCATGGGCGACTGGGATGCGGGCGTGGGCCTGGGGCTTGCCGATCTCTCGCGCGAGAAGCATCTCGTGTATGGGCTCGACCACGTGCCGCGACACTGGACCCTCTTCGCGGCCTTCGACTGGGGGTATCACCATCCCTTTTATTTCGGGGTATTCGCCTGTGACGAGGGCGGCACGGTCTATCTGCTGGACGCGATCACCGGTCGCCACCTCCAGCCGCCAGACATCGTCTTCCGCGTGCTGGATCGACTCAAAGCACTCGGGCTCTCTGCGTCGCATCTGCGTTACACCGCTGCCGGGCATGATTGCTGGGCAGATCATAAAGCGCGCGGCGAGCACGTCCCGACGATCGCTGAGCACTTCGCAACGCTCGGCCTGCCGCTGGTACGCGCAAATATCTCGCGCGTCGCGGGCGTCCAAAACATCCGGCGCTACCTGAACTGGAAGCTCCGCGACCAGCTCGGCGAACGCGAGATTCCCCCACGCTTCCAGATTTGTGACACGCTCACGAATCGGCGCGTGTACGACTGTTTGGAGTCGCGCGTGTCCGACCCCGACGATCCTGAGGATATCCTCAAGACCGACGCCGACGATCGCGGCGAGGGCGGCGACGATGCGTACGACATGGTGCGCTATGGCCTCGCCTCACGACCGCTGACTCCCGCGATGGCGGCGGAACCCGGTGGCTTCAAGGTGGGCGATCGCGCGCCGCATTTCGACATCGCGCAGCAGCGACTCGTCCGCGTCACTCCGGCGGCGGCGCTCAATGAGATCTTCCAGGAGTGGGGCCGTCCGAAGAACGCGGCGCCCTTCACGCATGCGGTGCCCACGTGGCGCCGCCCCGTCGGCCCGAGGTAACCATGGCCACGCGACACTACGAGCCCGTGCAGATCGCACGGCAGTTCAAGTACGTCCGCGAGCTCTCCGGCAATCGCGGCCAGCGGGTCGAGGCGATCCAGCACTGGGGCGGCGGCAAGCCCGGCGACTCCTGGTGCGCCTTTTTCGCCACGCTGGTGTTAGACATCTGTTATCAAGGCCAAGCGCCGATCCAACGCACCGGCAGCTGCGACGAGATCCTCCAGGTCGCCCAGGACGCGAATTGGGTCGTGACCGAGCCGCTGCCCAACGACCTCTACCTGCGCGTGAAGGGCGCGACCGATGCGCATCACGTCGGGTTCGTGTGCGCCGTGCAGCCCGATGGCCGCATCACCCAGATCTCCGGCAACACGTCGGCGGATGGCCTCTCGTCCAACGGCGACGGTGTGTATGAACGAGACATCCCGCATTCTTCTGACCTCGTCTTCGTGAGGATCCTCTAATGGCTCGTGCCCGCACCCCGACTCCGGTCGATGACCCAACGACCACGACCGTCGATGAATCGCAGGCCCCGTACGTCGATGAATACGCGCCCGCCGCTGGCATTCGCATGATCTGCCGGGTGTGCGGCTTCGCCCACACCCCCGAGCGGTGGCAAGAGAAGTGGGATGCCACGCCCGACTCGGTCGAGTACGTCCCGTGCGATCAGTGCGGGCGCACCCCGGTCACCGAGGAAGGCGATCCCAAGTACATCTGGCCCGCCGAACTGCCGAAGGAGGCGCCGGTCCTCAAGCGCGACTGGGATCCCGACGTCATGGTCTGCAACAACTGCGGGCATAAACATCTGCCTGTGGAGTGGGCCTCGCTCTGGTTGAATCGTCCGGTGGGCTCGACGGAGAAGCCGCGCTGCGCGAACTGCGGATCGCTCGACGTTGTTGGGGCAGCGACGGTTACGCCGCCCCCGACGCCGTGAAGAAACTGTAAAGACATCTATAGATAGGACGCATAACGGATATGCGGTGGCCGTGGGTGTCTCGCGCGACATTTGAGCGAGTGCGCGAACAGTCCGAGCGGGCGATGCAGCAGACATCTGCGGCCATCCGCATGGCCGAGCAGGCGCAGGAGCTATCGAAGGCCATTCTCGATAAGCTGGAGCGCATCGCCCTCCAGCCACCCCCGGTGCAACCGCGACAGCCGCAACAACCGCTACAACCTGTCGAGCGCAGCGACCTCGATATCGCGATCGAGCTGCAGGCGACGAACGATCCGTCCCTCTCGCGCCACCTGCACCATTGGGCCGCCGAGCGCAAGCTCGAAGGGATGGATGAGACGGAACTGATCAACCACATCCTCCACTGGCCCTCGTCGGAAGACGAGGCCTTCGAAGGGATCCGCTAGCCATTCCGACGAATACCAACGGCGCCTTCGGTCCCATGACCGGAGATGCCGCGCGCCTCGCCTCGCTTCCGATCTCCGATGCGCCGCGCGGCGGCGTCGACACCGGCTTCAACGGCGCCTTCGGACGCTCGACCCCGCAGGCCCCGATCGGCGAGGCGGCCCCGCAAGTTCAGAATTATCTCATCGGGCCGCTGCTCGAAGCCGACGACGAGACGGCCTACACGACGATCCACAATCTCGTCCTGCGACAGGAACGGCTCGCGCGCAATCGCCTCGCCCAAGACGCGCACTGGACGCGCATCCGCCAAGGCTTCTGGTCGCGATTAGAGAAAGTACAAGACCAAGATCTGTGGCGCGCGATCACGCCACCCGGCGCCGAACGATCGGCAGCTGCCGCTGTGCCGAACAAGGCGGCGGACCTCTGCAGCAAATTTGTCGAAACACTCATGGTCGATCCGCCGCAACCCGATCCCCGCGCGCTCGACCTGGGCGAAGTCGCGGAGCGCGGCGCCGAAATGGCTGAGCAGTTCTTGCTCTACGATGGCGGCGACACCGGCACAGCCGATGCAGAGAAGTTCTGGAACGCCCTCGACGCCGCGACCTGTCGCGCGTCAGGCTTCTTGCATTTGTGGGTCGACACGTCGGGCGGCGGCTACACGCCCCTCCAGATCAAAGCGCACCCCCACGCGACCGACCCACGTCGCCCCGACGTCGCGCAGGATCCGGTCACCGGCCAATTCCTCCCGACCGCAGACCCGATCCTGCGCTACGTGAGCGATGACGGTCAGGGCAATCCGGTCGCATTCGTTGAAAATCCTGCCGACGCGGGGCAGTCGTGGATCCCGAAAATTCGCATCGACGTCTTGGGCCGCGAGCATGTGCGCACCTATCCCGAGACTCTGAGTGTGCGCGATGCCGAAATGGTCATTGTCATTTGGTATTGCACGCTCGGCGATGCGAAGCGGCGCTGGCCGCGCGTCGCGAATCTCCCGCCCGATCAACTCGCGCAGTTGTGTGACTGGACGCCGCAACGCTTCCTCGTAATCCTGCCGCCGTCGCTGCGCGCCCGGTGGAAGCTCTCGACCGGCGCCGCCAACGACACGCCCGGCGGGTCGAACGATGAGCGGCTGATGTTCTACTACCTCTGTTATCGCCGCGCCACACCCCGCACGATCGGTCGCTACCAGGGCTATCCGTATGGCGCGATGGTCGCCGTGAGTGGCGCCTTCGGCGGCTTTGTGCTCGATCGGAGTAATCTCACCGCCGAAGTCGAGGTCCCGACGAATTCCGGCCAGCAGCTCACCGATCGGCGCTGCATGGAGATCCCGGTCGTCCAGATCACGCCGCGCATGGATCCCGACGATCGCGATCCGACCGGCATGGCGACGATGTCGCTCTTCGGCGGCGCGAGCGAAGCATCCCAGACATTGCTCACGGCGTACCTCCAGGCGCTCGATATCATTCTGCACCCCGCCAAGTTCATTCCCTCGACGTCGCCGATTCAGGGCTGGCAGATCGAGCAGTCGCGCGGCACCGGCACACCGGTGCCGGTCGTCTCGCGCGATGACTATCCGCATTACGAAGAACCACGCCCGTTGCCACCGGGGTTGGTCGAGACGGTGGCGTGGAACTACTCGCAGATGGAATCGGCGAGCGGCCTCACCAAGCCAGCGCTCGGCGCCAACGATCAGCAAGAGGTCAGTGGGATCGCGCGCAACATCGCCGTGCGCCAAGCGATGGTCGCGTTGAGCCGCGCCGCGCAGCAGACGATGAATGCGTGGACGCGCTACTGGCGGATCAAACTCGAGCTCGCGATGAAGTACTTCAAGGCGCCGCAGGCGATTCACTACGTCGGGGAAGACGGCGCCTACAAAGTCGAATGGTTTCGCGGCAACGATTTCGCCGTGATCGATCGTGTGAGTATTCAGGCGGGCACCGGCAGCATGATGCCCAGCGCCGAGAAGCAGCAGCACATCGCGTTCGGCCAGCAGATGCACTGGCTCACGCCCGACGAAGCCGCTGACGCGGCACGTCCCACGTTCTCGGATCCGATCGGTCTCGGCGAATCGTCGCACGCGCAGCGCATCGAGCGCCAAGTGTCGCTCTGGCTCAAAGGTCCACCGTCGCCGGAGTGGATCGCGCAGTGGCAGCAGTATCGCCAAATGAAGCAACAGTTCGACCTGGCGATGCAGCAATTCGAACAGGCGCAGCAACAGTACCAGTTCGCCGCGCAGATCGCCGCGATCGTGGAAGGCGGCCCACCGCCGCCAACGATCGGGCCGGAGAATCAGCAGGCGGCGGCGATGCAGATGTACCAGCGCGCCGTCATCGAGTCGCGCGTGCACCCCCTGCCGCCGATGCCGCCGCAACCGCCACAGATTCCGCCACCGCCAGAGCCGTGGACGCCGTTCCAGTACACGCTCCCCAACGACACCGAACCCGAGATCGCCGCCTTGAGAAAGCGGCGATTGTCGCGTCTGATGTCGACGGCGCGGTTTTCGGCCCAGCCGATCGAGTGGCAACAGCCGCTCTATGAGGAATATGTGAAGATGCGCCAGGCGTCCGCGATCGGCCTCCCGACCGCCGCTGCCGCGCAACAACTCCAGCAGGGCGGCAATCCCTTCGGCGCCGCTGGGGGCGCGACGGCGTTCCAGATGGGCGGCACGGCGCAAGCGAATAGCCCGGGCCCGGGCGGTGTGACGTCGGGGCCCGCGCAGCAACTCTCACCGGGCCGGAACGGCTCCCAGCCACAGGCGACCGCATGACACTCCTAGAGCTCGTCGTCGCGATCTGCATCATCCTGCTCGTGCTGTGGATCGTGAAGATGTACATGCCGCAACCGTGGCAAACGCCCACGCTCGTCATCGTCGTCATTCTCGCCGTGGTCTTCCTGCTCGCGCAGTTGTGGCCCGGCGCCGCGAATATGCGAGTCCGCTAATGCCTCCGACCTATCGCACGGTGGGTCGGGTCTTCGATCTCTCGACCAAGCCCAACGAAGGCACGGGCCTGTACACGATCGGCGATGCGTCGGACGGACTCGTGGGCACGTTCAGCGTGCACCTCGTGAATCGCGGGGCGCTCTCCGTGTCGGCGATCGTGAAAGCGCGCTCGCGCATTCCCCAAGCCGCGATCGATGACGTGACCTTCCGACCGATCCCGTACTTGAAACTCTTCCTGAACGGCGCGGTCGCCGACATGACCTACGACGTCGCGCCGATCACGACTGATTCGATCATTCTCATTCCCGCGACGGGATTAGAGATCGCGCTCGACATCACGTACACGAGCGGCACCGGGCGCATTTACTGGTCGCCGATGAAGGGTGCCGCCGCGTGAGCCCAGCCGCCAACGAGGTGCGCCCGCGTGTGGTCTGGCTCAGCTGGCCGTATGCGCGGCGCGCAGGGGGCGGTGCGCCTCCGCCGCCAGCGGACACCGGCATCACGACCGAAGATGAGCCGCCGATTCTGCTCACGACGGAAGATTCAACGCCGATCACGTTGATCGTGGAATCGCCATAATGGCCACTGTCTCGATTGCGAATCTCCCTGCGTTTGTTGGCGCAGGTGGAGACGTCGGCGACCTGCTCGTCATGGTCGACATTAGCGATCTCTCAGCGTCGCCGCGCGGCACGACGAAGAAGATCACGTTTTCGCAGGCGCTGTCGAACATCCCGGGCAATGTCACGGTCAGCGGGAATCTGATCGTCGGCGGCACGGTGAACTTCGCGACACCAGTCCCCCCGACATCGGGTGGCACCGGGCTCTCCGCCTATACGACCGGCGATCTCATTTACGCGAGCGCGACCAATGTGTTGGCGCGCCGCGCGGTCGGCACGACCGGCCAGGTGCTCACCGTTGTCGGTGGCGTGCCCGCGTGGCAGACGCCAGCGCCAGGTGGCGTGGTGTCGGTCAGCGGCACACCAGCTCGCATCGCGATTACGGGAACGCCGTCGGCGCCCGTGGTGGATATCGATGCGGCCTATGTCGGGCAGGGATCGATCACGACGCTCGGGACGATTGCGACCGGGACGTGGAACGGAACGGTGATCAACCCGCAGTGGGGCGGCACCGGCATCGCGCTCTATGCGGTGGGTGACCTGCTCTATGCGAGCGCGGTAAGCACGCTGGTGAAGCTCCCGATCGGTACGGCGAATCAAGTGCTCACGGTCGTCGGTGGTGTTCCCACGTGGCAAACGCCAGGCGCGCTGACGACGATTCCGGCGAACAACGTCACCAGCGGAACGTTCCCCGGCACATACACGTTTGCGACTGGGCTGACCGTGCAGGGCGGTCAATTGACCGCCCAAAACAATGGGCAGGCGCTCGGCGTCGTCAACACGGCGGCAGGGGGGTCATTTAACGCCCTCGCTGCCTTCGTACGAGGCGCGAATCCCGTCGCCTATATCATGGCCGATCCGTCGGACAATCTGGTCATAGCGCGTGGCGCTGACGGCGCCGTGGCATTGTCGATCAATCGTGTGAACAGTCTGATCACGGTGCCCTCCGGTGGCGCGATCGCCTTCGATGCGGCGATCGTGGGTGGCGAGGCTATTCGGTTCACGATGAACAACGTGTTGCGCTGGAAGATTCGGAAAAGCGGCAACACGGAGTCCACCGGTGATCTCGGCAACGACTTCGTGATCGAAGCGTTCAACGATGCGGGCACGGCGATCGATCAGCCGATCTTCATCTCACGCCGCTTGGTCGGGCCGATCTTCATCTCGCGCTCGACGGTGATCGGCCCCGATCCTGGGGGAACCGCCACACTGCGCGTCAATCCGAGCGCGTCCGTGAGATCGACATTGACGCTGGGGGAGGAGGTCCCCACAACCAACTCCGCGCTGGCATTCAACATCACGGGCTCCAACACGCAAGTAAACTGGCGCATCGGGTATCAGCAGACCATCGTCGGCGGATTAGAGTTTGCGCGATCTATCGGCGCAGGAGGCACCACATTCGCCCCGCCACTCCTGTCCCTTATGCCGGACAACACGGTGGTGATTGGCACTGATCCCGGTACCACCCGAAAGCTGCGCGTGGGCGGCGGCGCGATGTTCAACCAGCGCGTCAGCATCCAGGGAACCATCCCGGCGGATGTCGCCTTGGATGGCTCCAACACGGATTCCACTGGCTACGGAATGAATATCACGGGCGGCAGTGCCAGCAATTACTGCCTCCGTGTTGCGGACTACACCAACGCTGCATTGTTCCAAGTCTTCACCGGTCTCGTGCAAGCGTCCGCACAAGGCGCCCTCGCGTTGCTGTTGCACTCACCCGCCGCCAACCCGGCTGTGGCGCTGCAATACTCGGCCAGCGGCGCCGTGAAATGGCAAGTTGGTCTGAATATCGGCATTGGCGCGGATACTTTCGAGATCTATAACAGCAGCGCTTCCCTGAACGCACTCCGTATCAGTCCAACGAACAATGTCACCACCATCAATTCGAGCTTTACCGGAACGGGCAGTTGGCCCCTGACGGTCCAATGCACCGGGGCCGCTCCGACGGGCATCCGGTCTCTGTTCACGGCTGCCGCGCCGAACAACGCCACGCAGCAATTTCTCCAATGCCAAGACACTGCGGGGGTGAAGGCCCGCATCGACTCGAATGGTGGCCTCGCGAACTTCTCCGCGAACAACGTCAATCTCTCGGATGCCAGGCTGAAAAACGCGGGCACGATCGTCGCCGCCATGGACTGGTGGGATCGCCTCGCGGCACTCGAAATCCGCTCCTATCGGTATCTCGATCAGACCGACGACGTTGATCACATCGGTGTCTACGCCCAGCAAGTGAAGGCCGTCGCCGCCGCTCTCGTTGTGGATGATGCCTTCCCTGGCGACGAGGGACACCCCGCCTTCATGGGCGTGCGCATCACAGATCTCTTCCACGCGCACATCGCCGTCACGCAGGAACTGATGCGGCGCGTGCTCGCCATCGAAGCCCGGTTGCCAGCCTAATCCTTTACGAGACTTCTCTTATGGCTATCAGCACATCGCGGTTAGCGTCTCTGCTCGGGATTGACCCGACGTTTCAGGCCCGCGTTGCGACCATTCTCCTGGGCGAGGCCTCCACGGTGCTCGCCGAGACGCCATCACAACCGGCGCGCGTCGCCTATGCGCAGCGCGTGATCAACAATCCCGCGTTCACGGCGGCCACCGCCGCGCCGTTCCTGGCCCAAACGACCAACGTCGTCGGCACGATCACGATGGAGGATACCGGCGTCGTCACCTCCGTCACCGACGCGGCGCTCTTGGCACAAATCTCTGCGAGCTGGGACGATCTCGCAGGCATCCCCGCTGGAACCTGACATGAGACGAGTATCTATGGACGAGACCATTCGCGTTCCCATCACCGCCGCGCAGCACAAGCGGTTGCAAACACTCATGGCGAATGCCAACGCTGCCGCCCAAGTCCGCGACAACGTGCTCTCCGCGCTCGTGGAATCCACGGTCGATCGCGAGCTAGTCGGCTACAACATCCAGATCACCGAGACGGAGATCGTGCTCACAGCGCCCGCGTCCGCGCCAGCGGGGAACGGTGCCAACCTCGTGGAGAGTATGCCATGAGCCTCATGTCCGACATCGCCACGATGCGCGTGCGGCGCGTGCCGCGCGGCCTGCGTGGCCCCAAGGGCCGGAAGAATCAACTGAAGGGCACCGGCCACACCGACGAAGACATCCATCAGCATTTGACGAATGCGATGAATGGGCGGAACACTGATGAGACGCGCGGCCACGTGTTCCGCGCGCTCAACGCGGTCAACAAGCGCCGCCGTGCCGAGCACAAGGCGAAAGCAGAACAGGCGCGTCCCGCATCGGCGGCTGGCGATCCGAATGCGCCGGTCCAGCGCGCGGAGGATACGGCCAACGACAACGAGCCGTTCGCCGATAAGCGCGATTAGCACATGGCAATGCGAAGCTTGACCGCTGCGATCCAGTCGATGCGCGGCGGCACGCGCTCGCCCGTCAACCTCTTTGGCTTCCCAGCGGCGCGTCCTGCCCCTGCCTTACCGCTCGGCGTGCCTGCCGCGACGCCCGCACCACCGCAGGCAAACGCCGCCACCTCGCTCGCGGCGCTGCTCGGACAGGGCGGCGGCATCGCGGCGCCGATCTCCACCGCCCCAATGAGTGAAGCACCGACGGCGCTCACGATGACGCGCGCCGGAAATTTTCTCGGCCAGGGAAACACCCCGGTCTACTGACATGACGGAGCAGCAGGCCCTCGACTTCGCGACCGATCTCTGGACGCGAGCCGAGACCCTGCGCGTCGACCTGTGGAACATCTTCGGGGATCCCGGTCCACATGAGGTCGCGGACGAGCTTCAGCGAAGACTCAAGACGATTCTCGAATTCTACAAAACGCAGGTGCCGGAGCCCACACCCCATGTGCCTCCGCCACCGGCGCTGCCGCCGTTTGTCCTACCGATGGAGCCTGTCCCATGAGTACCAGCATCGCTCCCGACGCCACGCAAGCTGCTGATCCTACCCTAGCCGAAGCGTTCGGCGAGCTCGCCAACGCCATCGTGGAGGGGGAAGAAGACAGCGAGCAGGAGACGACCTCTCCGGCGCCCAGCGATTCCCCCGCGCCTGCCCCGGCAGAAGAGCCGAAGGCAGCGCCGCCTGCGCCTGAAGCGCCCAAGCCCGACGCTGCGACCCAGCCGACGGAAGAAGCGAAGCCAGACGCGCCAGCACCGGACGCACCCAAGGAACCCACGCCTGCTGAGCTGCTCGCGACTCAGCAACCGCTCACGTACGTCGTTGACGGCGCGACCCGCACGTTCGACGGCGCCTTCGTGATTCCCGGTCGAGGGGCCATCATTCCGAACGAGGTGCTTCCCCGGTTACAGGACCGCTTGAACCAGGCAGACCGCCTCGTTGCACAGAACGAGTCGCTCTACCAAACCGCCCAGGAATACCAGAAGCTCGGTGGTCGTGATGGCATCACCGAAATGATGACGCAGCGCGCGCTGCTCGACAAAGTCGGCGCGCTCCTCATCAATACGCTCAATAATCCCGACGTCCTCATGCGTCTCGCGACGGATCCGCGCGAGCGTGAGCAGCTGCTTCGGGATGTCAACCTCACGGCGCGGGAAGCGCAGTACACCGCGCAGAACGAATTCCGTGAGCAGTTCGCGCGCGACGCGACCGCGCACCAGACCGTGATCGATCAGCAGCAGGTGGCGCATACGGCCATCAACAACGCCGTCGCGCTGCTGGCGACGCAGCACGTCCCCGGCATGACGCCGGAGGATATCGCCGCCGTCCGCACCAATGCGCTGGCGGTGGCGAATGCGATCGTGCATCCCGCCAACCCGGAGGAGGCGCGCATCGCCGGAGTGCAACCGGGCGAGATGGTCATCAACTCGCCGGTGATCCTGCAGTGGCTCACGGAACGGCACCAGATGCGCCAAGCCCTTCAGGCATCGGCGCAAGCGCAAGCGAAGCTCCAAGCAGAAAACGCCGCACGGCTCGCCGCTGCGGCGCCGACCCCTGCCGCCGCTCCCGCTGCCGCACGACCTGTGGTGGCGAAGCCCGCGCCTCCCGCGCCGAAGAAGCTCGATGACATGAGCTACGGCGAGCTCACGCGCGCCATGCGCTCGGGTCGGATCTTCGACCTCATTCCCGATCCCGATGAATCGGATGAATGAGCACTCTCTCATGACATCCGCCGCGCGGTTCTAGCGCGCAAGCGAGACATACAGTGGCAACGAACACGGGGCCGACCTATACCACCGTCGCCTCGATGGCGGAGCTATACAAAAAGACGAATACCGCCGTCAAAGTGGCGTTGAAAAGAAAAACCGAGGAGTACGATTGGTTCGATGATTTCCCTGAAGAACTGATCACGCCGTCGGGTAACGAGATGCGCATCGTGCTGGACGTGCAGTACCAGCCCGACACCGCCGCGATGATCCCCGACGGCGGATGGGAAGCCGTCTTGACGACGGCCCCGGCGCAGCACGGGCTGTTCACGTTTGTGCAGGCGAACTTCCGCTACTCGTTCACGACGTTGGAGCAGGCATTCGATCGTCGTGGCCGCGCGGGCCAGATCCAGGCGCAGACGCTCTACGCCTCGATCAAGGCCGTCGAGAATTTCGCGCGCAAGATCGGCAAGCAAACGTACGGATTCAGCACGGGCACGGTCGCCATGGTCGCGCAGACCGCTGGCGCAGCGGGCACAGTGCAGAATGGCGTGCGCCTCAAGAATGGCTACGGCTCGACGCTGATCCCGGGCGGCACGCTCGCCTACAGCACGTATCTGTCGAACCTCTTCCGTGGTGCCCTAGCGCCATCGCTCGGCGATCCGATCGCGCTCATTCGCGGCGGCGTCTTGATTGAGTTCGGCAACGTCGTGACCTCGCCGTCCACAGGCTCGGGCGTCGGGTTCATCGACACCGTCTGGAACAGTTCCATCACGCCGACGGTGGACGATCTCATCGTTCCGGCAGCGGCAGTGACGGATGCGGCGCTCACGGCGACGGACCAGAACCGCTGGCCGGTGGGATTGCTCGACGGCATGACCTCCGCGTCGGTGCACGGCTTCAGCGGTGCGAACTGGTTCGCCGGATATTCGAACACCGCAGGCGGGCGCCTCTCGTACCAACTGCAAGAGGCGATGATCAACGGCCTGTGGAACAACGGGGGCGTGCGCATGAATCGCGCGATCATGTCGCAAGGCATCCGCCGCGATGTCATCGCGGGTGAGCGCGCGGCGCTCCGCTACGACAACACGCGCTTCAACCTGAACGGCGAAATCTCGAGCGATGGGATTCGGTACTACACGTCCGTGCTCGCGCCGCCAGGGCTGTTCATGGGCTGGAACTCGGACTGCATCACCAAGCGCGTGCTCTCGGACAAGCCGGATTACGAAGGCGGCCCGAGCATGTTCGAACTTGATAAAGTCCAGGATCGTGGCGCATACGCGGCCAGTTACAACTTCGTGTATGCGAGAATTTGGACGAACCGTGGTGGCACCGGCTACGCCTCCAATCTCACGGAGTCGCCGTAATGCCCGCCGTCGTCCGACCGTTGCCTGATCAGCTTCCGCGTGCATCGGCCATCCGCGCAGTCTGCGCGATGGCCAATGCCATCGCGTCGGCAACGCTCAACCGTGCAACCACGGCAGGCGGAGTGGCCATTGGCACGACACCGTCGAAGGTCAGCTCGACGGCGACGATTAACTACACCGTCGGCGGCGCCCCGGCCACGAAGGCGGCGACGGCGGATCTGTGGACCCCAGCTGGGGCGACCGTGGGATTCAACATGTGGCAGAAGTATTTGCTCATGCTGGACTCAGCGGGCGCCGCATCGGTGCAGGAGGGCATCCCGTCGAACGTGAGCGCCGCGCTCGTGGCGTTCCCGGGCGACAACTTCGGGTGGTCAGCGATCGTGAACGCGGCGAATGCCACGCCCGGGAAAACGATCGTC